GTATAATTGATCCGCGATGGCTTTCGAGCGTACGGTAGCCTTAACAAGAGAGTTCGCAAATGAAACAAGACAGCATTTTGGGAAGTTTGATATAGTTGTAAACACGGAAAGCAGTATTGAGGACGAAGCAACGGGTGAGTGGGAGTTCGCACGAAGTGATGGGCGGCTTGGCATCTATGAAGAATTGCATAATAGCATCGCTTATAAACATTATACGGCGATACTAAAAGGGCCGGAAAATTATTTGAATATTCCGCAGATTTTTGAGTCGAAAATCTATAAGAATTTGAATAGGGATGATCTATTGGCGAGATATGATTATTCACAAATACTAAGATTCCGAGATAGTAAGATAGCGGGCCGATTGAGGATGCAGACGTATTTCGGGGACGTGCATGTAAGTGCGGGACTGATAGATTGTGTAGCGATGGTTCGTGAGCCTATTAGAAGGGAAGGGTGTCAGCATATGATGGTACGTAGTTTTGATTTGATGAATGCGGGCCAGTTTTTCGATGTTCATGCGCCGAAGATCCACGCGTTTGATGACACGGTGATAGTTGAAAGCATGGACATCGAAAACGGAGTATGGCGCGTAAAGGCGGGTGGCGTAGGTTTGAAAACGCTGCAGGAAAAAGCGGAAGGAATACTCGGAGATTCAGTGTTAGACTTAGTCCACAACTATCTCAGCCAAAAGTGGGACGCAGGTTATGTGGCCGCGAAGTTGCTGAGGTTTGATGAGACATATAAATTTCATCCAATTCATGAGGTGGGAATTTTCAACACATTGATGATACGCATGGGTCAACTCGATGACGCGTATAGGGATGGGTTCTTCGATTATGACGAGATTCACGCTCAATTGATGAGGGATGTGACTTTTCAGTACCCAGAAGGTAAGCCAGTCTTTCGGAGAGATGGCCAATTCTTTAAAAACCTAGTGCAGTATTCGGGACGGGCGAAGATTGGGTATGAGACGTATTTACCAGACAGGGAATTGTGGACTGAATGGCGAACGAGATCATCCGTGCAAGATGTTGTACCCAAGTATATGGAATGGTTGATAGGTAGATTACAGTTGGGGAAAATGCTTAAAATAATGTCGGAATTACCAGCGGATGTTACGATGCCCAACTATCTTTTGAAAGCCATTACATATAAATCGAGTGTATATGTTAAGAGATTGATACTCACGTACATCGCTTTACGAATGACGTTTGGACGGTGTCCAGTAAACAAAAAAGGAACGCTTGCCTCATCAGTCTTAGGTTTTCTACACGCGGTTATTCCGAATCTGGAGGAATTTCTGAGGAAAGCGGGAATAACGGATGAACTATGTGTTAAAATGGAGTTTACGCCGAGACTTACTGTGATGGAGAGAGAGGATAGGAAGTCAGACAGATACGCCGTTGTCTTGCAAGTTTATAGGGAGAGGAAGCTGGAGGTTTTTACGCCTATAGACTCAGACTTGTTCGAAGATCGGAAAAAGTACTATGACGAGATCTTGAAAGATAAAAGATGGCGTGGAGAAGAGACTGATTATTTTTTTAAAGACTCAGGGATACACCGGTCCCAGGTGGCTGGGTTGAGCGCAGAGCAGCTCACGTTGAAAAAGTTAGGACGCGACTCAGATTTCAACGACCCTAAACGGTTCGTTTCATACAGATATAGATATGTATCAGTTAAAGCGGGAGATATCTATGCAGAAGGGGAGAGCGTTATAACGGGACCATTATTGACACTGATTCCACATGCCTACGAGTTCGGACGAGTATCTTTGATTGCGGGGCAGTCTCGAGATCAATCAAAGTTGGATAATGTCCCAGTCTACCGTGACCACATGAAATCCTTGGAGTTAAATGGCGTCGAAGTTGGCTATGACACTTGGTGTCCGTCGGGGCGTGCAGTACAAGTTAACTTGGAGTTGATATCTACCATCCTGTATAACGCGTTCAAACGTCCCATCGTTAAGGGAGCATTATGTCACTTCGGTATGTGGGAATTTTATAACCCGAGACGTCCCGCGTATGAGTCAGTAGACGTGACAATCATGAATGCGATCTCGGATATCACTGGGAGCAAAAGATGGGCATATCAGGAAATTCAAGATTGGTTGGCGAGATTTATTAAGGGGTCACGGGTTGACATGGTGACACACCGCTTCCACGGGGTAACGAAGAAGCCAACAACTCGAGGTGAGATATGGATCTGGAACCTACTACTAGTTTTGATCTCAAATCCCAGTCTGGTGGTATCACAAACGGATAAATTTCCCTTATGGGTTTGCGCCTCTGATGGCTTACACCTGATTAGTACGGGAGTGAGGCATACCGATCATTTTAGACTTTGGGAGTGGCTACCATATACCGAAAAAATTGGGAACGACGATTATATGTCGGTTCTCGCCACAGATAGAGAGTTGCGGCTTTTCGAAATCGCGTTGGAATACTTCGAGACTATACGCATTGGATATAGGAGAGATGAATGGACGCATTTGAAATCGAACATGTTTAATACCTGGCTGGGGACGCATTGTGGGGGTGTAGGGGACGGGATGATATTGTTTGACCCGGTGAGATTACCATCCCCGAGCAGCGTCCTTTATTTGATCTGTTCGCATAACTCAACTTTAGAAGGAATGATGTATTTACTACATGATATATACGGGAAGATCGTTGAAGAGAATACTGGTACTGTTTTCATAAGGGTACACGCGCGAGGTTGTAAGTGCTCGGTGTGCCGAGGGGGTTTACAGGGAGTTGACGTAAAGAATAGGTCAGCTATGCGTGTTCGTAGTATGCCAGGGAACATCGGCTTCGATTCAGTCAACCTAATTCTTTCAACATCAACGACGAGCGCGTTTGGGAACTCTTACATTTACTTTAAGCTTATTAATCGTTAGTGAGGTGACACTCGCTCCGCGATCACGCAGATAC